TCTACTTCCTGTACCATCTTGAGTTATAAACAAAACACCACTCTGTCCAGCAGAAATATTTGAAGGGTTGGCAAAGGTTGTATTACCAGTAAGTGTTGTAGAAAAATTATTACCAGTTCTAAAGTCTAAAGTAATTGTAGATGCGTAGGAAACAGCAGTAATTTCTCCAATAGTTCCTTTTGTGGTTACTCTACCGTTACCAGAACCACCACCATTATCAAAAACAAGCGTATTTAAAGTGCTTGTTTCGTGTGCGACATTAGTGACTTTTAGTGTACTCATGGCTTGGGATTAGCGTCTTTAACTGCTTTATTATGAATAGCAAAACTACCTGTTGCATCTAATTTACCTGCAATAATATCGTCATACAACATTCCAAGCTGATCTCCAGTTGGTGCATATGTTGTAGAACCGTTTGTTGTTCTATCAGTTTTATACTTAACAGCAGCAGCTTCAGTATTTAATGTGGTTCGTGCAGCATCTATTTTACTTTGCTCAAGAGTTACAGACTTACCATCTTTATCAAACGCTCCAGCAGAGTCATCTATAGAAACAACAGTTCCAGCGTATGCTTTGTAAATCGCTTCGTGATCTAAGGCCATAATAGTTTTTCCTTTAATTATAGAAGATAGCCATTATGCTGCTACCTCCATAACTGTAATTACACTCGGTGTTCTAGCTTCGCCAGCAGCATCATTATCACGATAACTTCTATTAAAGTATGCGGTAGTTGCTCCTGATGGTACTGCCCATTGGAGTTTATAAGTATGTGTACCTGCACTTGGACTATCTAAAAACTCCATTGATGCTGGATTAACTTCCCAAGGTGCGTTTGAAGCAAGTCCACCAAATGTTACTCTATCTCTATTATTACCATCATCGCCAATAATTAATGTATTAGTTGTAGTTCCACCTGTAGTTCTTGCAAGCCTAAAAATAATTGCGTGTCCAGCTTCTGTACCCCATTGAACAAAAAGTCTTATTAATACTTTATTAGAACCAGTTGTAGTAATAGCTTGACTCATTCCTGACAAATCTCCATAACTATTACTACTTGTGCTTGCTGTGTCTGTTTTAACTGCTTGTAAAACTTGAAGAATTTTCCCACCAGTATCAGCACCAAAACTTAAATTACCCGAACCATCTGTTTTTAATACCTGACCTGATGTACCATCAGCATTTGGTAATTTAAACGCTACGTCTGCCGATGTTGGTGCGGATGATGGAGAGTTGAGTGAAACAACATTACCGCCTGAGTGTTTTAGTGAAATCTTAGACATTATACTGCGATCTCCTTTGCTGTAATAATAGACTTACCACGTTCTCGGTTGTAAGCGTTTTCAGTATTAGTTGTTCTATTATAATCAAAAGTTTTATTTGAACTGGCTGTAGTTCTCATAACTACTGAATATGTAATTGCACTTGTAGTACTTGGTGCGTCTAACAAGTCACAATAACTAAATGTTGCTGGTGTTGTTTCATTATCGCCATGATAACCCTGAACAAGAGTACCTAAACATGATGGTCTAGCACCTCCAACAACTGCATCTTGTAATGCTGGTATATAAGTATCTGACCCACCACTTATTGCTCTTTTAATATTAAAAATAAAAGCTTCATCGTGATAATTACCTTCTCCAAAAACATTTATACTTAAAAGAATTTTGCTGGTAGTTGCAGAAGGTGTAATAGATATAGATATATTTGGAAGTTCAACTACATTAGTTAAAGATCCATTTGTAGTTGGAACTGTAACTTGACCTTGCAAAATACTGTTAGCATCAGATGTTGATACTACTTGAAGAACTTTACCTCCAACACCACTTGCGAGTTTTCCAGCAGTTACAGCATTTGAGGCTAAAGTATCAGCATCAACAGTTCCGTCAGGTAATCCCCCGACTGATAAGCCTGTTATTGAACCTGATCCGTTAATGATTACTGGCATAACTATAAGATAACTAATATTGCACCAGAAGGCACGGTTATTGTGACTCCGTTATTTATTGTAGGACTAACAGTATGTGCATTTTTATTAGCAGTTAAACTGTAAGAAGTTGTTGCAGTTTGATCCGATTCAAAAAATACTTCATCCGTTCCTCCTCCAGTAGCTCCAGCACCTCCACCTATAGCACCCCAAGCACCATTGTTATACCCTTCAAACTGATTGAGAGTTGAGTTATGTCTAAACATACCAACAGCAGGGCTGCCATCTCTCTGAGCAGTTGTACCAGAAGGTATGGTCAAGCTAGATGTATAGTTATGCGTTACTTTTCCTGTAAAAGTTCCACCAGTAAGAGGTGCTAATCCAAAGTTTGTAGTGGCTACTGGCCCGACAGTTACATATCCGTTATTAGCAGCATTTCTTATCTTTAAATTTCCATCAGATGTATCAACGTGCCATTGGAACGCATAGTTTGTTGTCAACGCACCAGATTTACTATTATTAGACGCAATAGCCAGTAAAGCATTATTAATGTCGGCTCTAACGGCAGCTCCTGTTCCGTTATCTATGACTCCATCATGTTCTGCCATATCGTAGTTATATCAAGGGTTTTGGAGATTTAAGTTAAATAACTTTGTGTTAATTATACCCATTCTACCCTCCTTTACCAAATCCGACAGCTTGATAAGTGAAATTTCTATCAATCGAAGCATTTGATGAATTTTTAAAGTGAACAGTAAAACCTGTTCCACTTACACTAGACACTTCAAAGTAATCTCCTGATGCCATATTCTGAGCATTGATACCAACAGAGGGGAGATTGGTATTCGCTCCAAGTAAAGAAGAAGTCCCAACAAAGAATGGGTTAGTAAAGGTAATAACCTTTGCACCTGCTCCGCTTGCTGTTAGATTACCTTGTTCTGTTCTTCTCTGTAAAGATGCTGTATAGCCTAACTGAGAAACTTGTATATCTTGTCCTATATCATTACTGACAAGATTTGCTTTGAATTTAAAACCTCTTCCTTTATATGTTCCATTTGCAAAAGTTTGAAATGCAGTATAAGTCGGAGATCCAGAGCCAGGATTATCTTGTGTAACTGCAATTTGCATTTCTGCGTTTACATCAAGTGCTGTTGTACCATCAAAATCTGTAATATCATCAATCAAACCTCTAGCATCAAATAAATCTGATGGGAAAAATCCTTCAGTAAGAAAATGTCGTTTAAAATCAACACTAAATACAGCACCTAAATCTAAGAAAGAACTACCAGCAGATCCACCAAATTCATAACTACCAGTTGGCGAAATCCCACCCGAATCATCTATTGACGCTTCAGTATCAAAGTTAGTTATCGCATCAAACAATCCAGTTCCAGCCAAATTCAAGCTATTTGTTACGGCATCAAAAGAAACATTTGTTTTTGTTCCTTGAAACTTTGGACTATCTTGATCTTCTCTTCTTGTTAAAGCAATTAAAGGAGCTTGATTGTCAGGTAAATCTATAATTACACTTGTTTCTCCAGCACATAATCTTCCACCATCATCTTGGAATTTTAAAATATATTCGCCTTCAAGATATGGCACTTCCGCAGTTGTTGTATTACCAGCTAATGCTTGAATTAAATCAGTACTATTTTGAAAAGATCCGCTTCCATCTACTTGAGGAGAATGTCTTACAAAGACACGACCACCATGAATAACGTCAACATCAGTAGATAAATTCCAACGTAATCTTACTAATTTTTCACTAATTGGTTCTGCCGTTAAACCACTAACATTTGCTGGTAATGCAGTCTTCCCTTGAGCAACAAAAGTTAAATTTGCAGAAGTCGCACTTGTTTGTAATGCTGCGTTATAACTAAACACTTGAAACTCATACGTTCCAACATCGCTGTCAAATATCTCGAAGTCAGGTGCAGATACAGTTTGAGAGATAAAGTTACCATTATTGAATCTATAGTTAACCTGATACTGCGTAACACCGACAATAGGCTGCCAACTAAGAATTAGTTTTGCAACTGCCTGATTATTGATAACAACAACTTTTTCTTCAGCTTGTAAAGCTGATGGAGGATTTTTTGGGAGATTTAATATTGATACAGTTCTTGCTGGCAAACTCGCACCATCTTCAATAAACGCATATTTAGCATTTACATAAGACAAAGCAGTAATCGCATAATTGATACCATCAGATTCTTCTACTGTTATTACTCTAAATTTCTGAGCTTCAACTGTATCATTCTGTAAAAGCCAACCTGCATTTACATTAGGTGCTTGAGAAAAAGCACTATCAACTGTAATTACTGCACCAGAAATAGATTGAACACCTTTTGTCTCCATCGTTCCATTAGGGAGAATAACACTAAGAGTTGGATTATTTGTTGTTGCTAAATCAGTTGCAGCAGTATCATCTACAGTTATCTGGGTCGTTGTTGCAGCACTTATTCTTCCTCCTCTTCTAACACCAGAACGAACAGGGTCAGCTATTTCAATCACAGCACCAGGTCTGACAACAACACCTGAATCTATAGAAGTTGCAAATGCAACTATTTCACTTTCATTTTGTTCAGCAAATAAAATTGCTTTTGCCAATCTTCGAGCTTGCCCTCTTGATGTACACGCAAATCCTTTTACCTGTTTAATAATTACTCCAAACTTAGCTATCGAAGCAGTATCTTCATAAACTTCATAATCTATCTCTCTACTATCCATATTTAAATAGGAAACAGAAATAACAGTATTTCTTGTTTTTAATCCACTTCCTGAATAATTAAATCCTTCGGGAGTAACATTAGCTAAATTAAATAAATAGCTTGCATCTTTTGGACTATCTTGTGCGAGTTGAATACTACCAGCAGACCATATTGGCATACATCTCATTACACCTGCTAATTCATTTATCAAATCAAATGCTTCACTTGATGATTGAATATTTACATTACAACTAAATCTAGCTTCCTGTCCTCCAAATCCATCTGATACCAATGTATTTGCAAATTTACTGGCAGTAACGAAAGAGAATAAATCAAGAGAACTTTCTGTTATATGATTACCAAATCCATAGCGTGTGTCTAGAAGTAAATCTAATAAGACCATGGCAGGACATGAGCACCATTGAGCAGCACCCATAACACCATTAAAAATGTAACCAGTTGGATAAACAATACGACCAGTATTAGCATCAACAGTTGGAGTGCCAGATCCACTAGCACCTGCACCAGGAATCCTTACTTTTATTCCTCTGATACGATATTTTCTTGTTGGTATTGATTGAAACTGCATAGAGTCCAACCTGAGAGAAGCATAAGCACTATTGGAATAGGTATTGGAATCATCAATAATTTCTCCAATACTTGTCCATGTAAAAGCATCTATAAGACTTGAAGTTGCACTATCAGCAGTGACCCTTGTAACTCTTATATCAACAGGAAAAGCACCTGTAAGATTTACTCTGTAATCTCTTTGGTAAGCATCAGCACTTCGACCTGTAATAGTGTCATCAATAACATCAGTAAAACCACCAGAATTGTATTGCACTGATATTTTTAATTGAACTGATGTACCAAGTAAATCTCCTTGATCTGTTGCTCGCTGAAGTTGTGGAAAGGTAATTGTAATATTTGCTGCATCAACATTTGAATTTGTTATCTGCCTAGTAACAGGAGAAGATTGAGTAACAGTTACGCCTACTGCTGTGACAGAAGAACTGCTTTCTATTCCTGTGACTTTTGTTTGTCCTGATGTACCAAATCTAGGGTTAAATGTTACATCCTGAAAATTAAAATCAGTTGTAGCTGGATTGGTTGAATCAGCAGTTGATTTTAAAACAGGAGTATCATTTAGAAATACATCTTTTAGTGCGGCATTATTATATGAAGCAGTTCCCTGCGTTCTACCTTCTTTTGAAGCAGAAGCAAAGCCCTCAATCTCTCCTTCAGAAATAAGATCAAGAAAAGTGGCAAACTGCCTACTGTGTAAAGTATCAGGTGCTCTAGTTGGTTGAGGTGGAGTAGGAGGAGAAGGAGGACCACCAGCACCTCTGATAATCTTTTTGGTCATGCTTGTACCTGCTGAGTATCAACAGCACCACTTATAACAACTGATCCTGTAACTATCTCTCCATAAACTATTGGAACGGGAGTTCCTGCCCGTGATGTATTTTGCGTTCCAGAAAAACTAAATGATAATTGTGGATCTTGTTCTGACTTAAATTCTTTTGGTTTAGGAACAGGAAATAACATCTCACTTACACCTGTTAACACTAAAGCACCACCTAAATATGTCGCAGCTTTAGCAATATTACTGGTAAATGTTAAAGCTCTAAATGGAGCTTGAGAAATGAAAGCTCCTCCTGTTGCAAAAGATATTCCTATTAAAGCAGCACCTAATAATACTTTTCCTGTGCCACTACCAGCACCACTAATAACAGGAACGATATGTATATCTTCTTGTCCTATTGGATGATGTATTTCCTCTTCATTAACAGAATAATTACCAACTTTTACCTGATAATATTTAGGATTCATATATTTCTCTACCTGCGGAAAATTATTAACAAGAAAACTAACTGCTTTTGTAAGACTATCTACCTGTATTTCAAATTCTTTATGGCCTATAAACTCAGCAAGCTCGCCATATAACTTTAACTTACGCAACATAACGATACCTCCCTCCTGTGCATTTTAATAACCATTGAGAATAAGGCTCCCTACAAGATAGTCTATCGGTTAAATGATGTAAAACATCTCCATCTAAAAAAATAGCTACATGATTTAAACCAGGAGAGCCAATAGACATTAATAACGCATCGCCATTCATTGTCTGTTCATCTGGTCTTAATTCTCTAAATCCAGTTCTCCATGCACAAGTTTTAAATAATGGATTCAAAATAAACTCTTCTGGGGTTGTAGGTCTATCCCAATCTTTAAGTTCAATACCTTTTTCTTCTTTATACCAATCTTTTACTAAAGACCAACAATCAGTAACACCCCAAACCCACGGACGGCCAAGTAGAGGTGGTTTATATCCACAGGGTTCACAATATCCCCAAGTCTCTGTTTTTGGATTAACAATATGCCACGGAAGTTTACTTTGCTCGCAACTAATCTGATCTGCCTGACTAGCAACAGGAGGTGTTACAGGATGACTATGAACAATAGCTGTGATTTCTCCAGTATTATCAGCTTTTACATAATCTTCTGGATCAAGAATAAAACACTGATGATCTGTCATAGCAAGATTACGACAAGGATAGTATCTTTCTTTGCCTCGAACATTTAATAAAAGACCACAAGACTCTTTAGGATCTTGGTCTTTCGCATGAGCAAGTGCTTGTTCTTTCCAATTCATGCTATAAACGTACCAATTGAAGGAAATTCTGTTCTAGTGCATTGTCTTTTGGGAGCACGAATACCAGCAAGATCAAAAACTGCCGCTAGTTCAAACTGTACTACCTCTCTATTTTCTGTTGATTTTCTATCAATCTTGTATATCTCTTGAGGAAACTCTGCGGTAGGATCTGGTGTTCCAAGCGGATTTGTATTTCCTGGAAAGTTAATAGAATCCAAGTATCTAGCTAAAGTTCTAATTCTTGTTACTGTAGCTCCTGTTAAATCATTACCAACAGTTACAGAGTTTACGTTTAACAAGATAGCAGTAATTGTTCCAAGAGCATTACTAACAGTAAGAGTCGGTCTGGGAAGTTGTCCTTTTTGAAAAGCAAAACCTTCTGCCTGTATTGGCATTTTTATATAGGTATTACCAGCCCAGATAATATCTCCATTACTTAGTGCATTTGTTCCATTATGAAACCTATAAGTTGCTGCTGAACCATGTAATGCAGTTTCAGTTGTAATACTGAATAATTCAATTATTGCTGAAGGATTGATCTTTTGTAGATCAGTAATAATAGGAGCAGTACTCATGGTTCAAATACTTCTCTAAATGTTGCCTGTATTGTAGCTCTGTTGTTATATGGTATAGATTTTGACCATCCCTGACATACAAATTTTTGTGCAGTAGCTTCTCCTGGAGCAGTAAAATCAAAGCTATCAGAATCTTCCGCACGGGCATCAAGGAAGGTTTCTATTTCGTCTGCTTCGACTTCAGAGACATTAAAAGTAAAATTATATATTTTTGGATTTTGGTGTTCTGCTAACCCAAATAATATTCTATGTTCATACCCATCAGCAAAGGCAACAGTTCTAGTATTTGGTGCGGATCTTTTTTGTTGTCCGTATGTAGGTTTTATTGAAGGAAACGTAGCCATTATGCGAGCATACCTCCTGGTCGTTTTTGTTTAATTAATTCTGATTGTATAGCAACTGAAATCATACG